GGTATTCCCAGAAAGAAATTCATATGATCCAGATAAACCAGGATGGGCATGGATGAGTAATAATTCTATTGCTGCTGAGGTTGGAACAAGATATGAAGACTATGTAGATTTAATTGCAGATAATGGTGAGCCAGGTTTTATTTGGCTTGATGTTGCTAGAAACTTTGGTCGTCTTGCAGATCCTGCAGATGGAAAAGATTCTAGAGTTATGGGATTCAATCCTTGTGCAGAACAACCACTAGAGTCATATGAACTATGCACACTTGTAGAAGTTCATTTAAATCGTCATGAATCAAAAGAAGATTTTCTTAAGACATTAAAGTTTGCTTACCTATACGGTAAGACTGTAACTCTTCTTCCAACACATTGGCAACAGACAAACGGTATTATGCAACGCAACCGTAGAATTGGAACGTCGCTTACTGGCATTGCATCATTTGCAGATGAGCATGGTCTTCCAATTGTTCGTGAATGGATGGATGAGGGATACCAAAAGATTCGTCACTATGACCATGAGTATTCTGAGTGGCTATGTGTTCGTGAATCAATTCGTGTAACAACAGTTAAGCCATCAGGCTCTGTATCACTTCTTTCTGGTGCTACTCCTGGAGTTCACTGGGGCCCTGGTGGTGAGTTCTACCTTCGTGCTATTCGTTTTGGTAACACAGATCCTATGCTTCATTTATTTAAAGCAGCGGGATATAAAATTGAAGATGATCTAGTATCAGCAAATACTTCAGTAGTATATTTCCCAATAGCATCAGGACATAAGCGTTCTGAAAAAGAAGTTAGCCTATTTGAAAAAATTGGTTTAGCAGCAACTGCCCAAAAGTATTGGTCTGATAATGGTGTTTCTGTAACTCTTTCATTTGATAAAGAAGAAGAAACCAAGTTTATTGCTCCAGCTCTTAACATGTATGAGGGACAACTAAAAGCAGTTTCATTCCTTCCAATGGGTAATAAGACTTATCCACAACAACCTTATACTGAGATTACTCGTGAAGAATATAACTCTCATGTAGGTAAAATTGGTAAGATTGATTGGTCTGCTATTTATGATGGAGTAGAAAATCTTGAGGCTGCTGGTGAGGCTTATTGCTCAACAGATGCCTGTGAGATTAAATTATATTAATGCTCATCCTGCTATAATAGGTTTATCATGTCTAACCCATCAAACCTATATGCAGAAAAGATATATGCAGAACACCCCTTGGTGCTTTGGGCATTAGATGATGCGTCTGACTATATTAGCCTTATTTCAGAAACTCAGCGGAATATACAAACTCAATGGACTACTACGGGTGGAACATCACTAGTATCAACTATAGCTGATGAACCATTTCCAGATAGCATAACAACAAGGCTACAGGGAACTGTTCCAGTTGGGGCTACTGGAAGTATAACTTCTATTAGTCCAGATCTTGTTAATTTTTCTGATCTAAATTCCGAACTTGCTACATTTTGTGTTGGTTCATATTTTTATTCAAACAGCGCATATATTAAATCTATATCTATTGGATATGAATATACAGATACAACTACCTCACTAATTGTTCAAAAGTTAGAAACCTTTGAAACAACTCTATTTCAAAATTGGGCATTTATTTCAAAAACATTTGAAACTCCAAACGAATATACAAACTTACGTGCAGTAATTAAAATAACATATTTAACTGGTGGGGCCAGTTCATCAGACTATCAATTTTATTTAAACGGTATTACTGTAGGACAATGGTCAGAAGAATTTAATACTATATCTCTTGGTGTAACACCATCAGTATTTCCATCTGACATAGCTATAACAACTACAGATAAAGTAATTCCAGCATCAGCCTACGGTCTTTCATCAGATGAAGGATATTATTTAGTAAATGGTAATGCTTTGCTTGCAAGAAATACTAGTATACCCTTAGTCTACGGTGCATCAGGAGTTACCAAATTAATACCTAATACATCTGGCAAGCCTTCTTTAATAGTTCCTGGTAAAGGATTTTTAAATGAGGTTGGACGATATAAAGAATATACCGTGGAGTTTTGGGCAAGAATTAATTCAGACACGATAGAGCCCAAAAGAATATTTGGTCCGATTGCTGGATCTAATGGTCTATATGTAGAATCTGGGTTTTTAACTTTAGTTATTGGTAATGACTTTGTTTCACACTTTGTTGGTGAATGGGTAAGACCAATGCTTATTCAAATTCGTATAATTAATAATTCTGCAACAATGATATTATATGGTGAAGAGGTAATCTCATTAACAATTGATACCGCCAATATGGAGTTACCAACTGAAACAATTAATGGAGATTCACAAGACTGGCTTGGATTCTATGCATATGAAGATGTATCCCCAATAGAGATAGATTGTGTTGCTATTTATTCATATCAGGTTCCAACAATAGTTGCTAAAAGAAGGTGGGTGTATGGGCAGGGGGTTCTTTCTCCAGAAGGAATTAACTCCGCATATGGTGGAACTTCAGCATTTATAGATTATCCATTTGCAGACTACACAGCTAATTATAACTACCCAAGTTTTGCACAATGGCAACAGGGATCTTTTGATAATCTAGTTACAACATCTACAGCATTGACAACTCCAGAATACTCGCTACCTGAAATTTCAATAGGATCAAAAACATTAGATGAGCTTTATTTAGATAATCAGCAAATTCAAGAGGTTGCCTCTGGGCTTACAGTGCCAAAGAAATTTATTACATTTAGACCAAACAATACTTGGACCTCAGAACAATGCTATTTTAATTTTCCACAATTTAATCTTTTAAAAGATCAGGTCAGGTCTGTTTATGCAGTTTTTAATACAACTGATATTGGACCAGAATCTGGAACAATACAGCCACAGACACTTCTTAAAATATACAACTCTATAAATGGTGATTTTTTTATTGTTAGACAAGAAGAAGATCTAGTTAAATATGTTTTAAGTTCTAACGGAGTAGAAGAGTTACTTTACACAACAGCAAATCTTGAATCAGGCCAGTTGTTTTCGGTAGGCATAAACCTTGAAACAATAACAAATAAATTTGGACAAAATGTTTCATCTTTTTTTGGAACTCAAAATTCATTAAAACTATATGTAGGGGGAGATGAAGAAGAAGAAAATACCTTTACTGGTAAAATTTATTCTGTTGGATTATCTACTGCACCTAATACGGTTGAAATAAAAGATTACTTTGACGAATCTGGTTTTGTGTTATTTGATGATTTGTCAGAGAGCGGTTCAACCGAAGAAACCTCTACAGCATTAATTGATCACACAGCAAGCTATACATTGTTACCAACAGAAGCATATGAAAAGTTCTTTTTAGATATTGGTGTATCTGGATACTGGCAAGATTACTTACCATTATCATATTTTGCACAATTTGTAACAAATGATGTTGGCAATGAGTTTTATGATTTAGATTTTTTACAATTTAATATTGGATATCCTTCGCCAGATAAGTTGCTAGAGTCAGAATCAATTGTAGAAAACTGGACTTATTCTGACTTAAAGAATGAATATAAAAATCCAGTTCAAAAAACATATGAGCAACTAGGAAATATATTATATACTGGATGGGCAGACTATGAAGATATGCGGCAAAAATCTGCAAAGTATTATGAGTATGACACCACAAGCGCTTCAATCAGAAGTTATTTAACATTTCAATATGTTGCTGAAGGAGCAAATGCCTTACAGGATTCTTTTACTATAACTGAAACACCAAAAAGCAATAAGATCATAGATATGGATAACCATGCACAATGGGCTGATACTAAGTTTGAAATTATTGACAATACTCTGATATATCCTACAAAGACTGTTGACTTTAATGATTTAGCTATTGTGTTTCATTTAGAGTTTAATTTAAGGAATACGCTAACAAAGCCAATTAAACTTAGCAGGCTAGAGTTTGCTTCACAAGCACTGAGTGAAAACTCTTTTAATCCAATTGGAACTCGTTTTGGACTTAACCTATTTCCATATAAAAGATCTGGTATATATTATGATTATAAATCTAAAAATCCATTTAGCATATACAAAGGAAGCACACCATATTTATACTTAGATAGAAAAACTGGAATTCAGGTTCGTGGGGAATTTGATAAACAGATAAGTCGCGGAATCGCTGTTCCTATAAATCAAGAGCTATCATCAAACTATCGTGTAAGTGCTGCACAGCTTTGGATGAGATATGATGAAGAAAATTTTCCATTAGTCCCAACGGAACTATTTGAGATTAATTATAAAAATGACAAGATTAAATTCTACATGGTTGCAAATAGTGAAAAAGGCAATAGAGCAAGAATCTATGCAAAAAGTCAAAACACTGGCCTAGATTTTAATGGTTTGTCATATTTCTGGAATGGATCACTAGTCAGGGAGCCAGTCATTACTGTTAAAGAGTGGGGAGTTCTTGGACTAGCATTTGCCGATGCCCTAAATTTTGATTCATATCTGGGCGGTATAAACTTGACTGGGCCAATGTTGTTTAATAATGTTGCCTACTATCAAGCCAATAATCTACAACAGGTTCAAAGCACTTTAGTTAGACCTTGGCTAAAAGTTAAGACTGATGGTATAACTAACTTTAATTGGCAATTTTGGATAAACAACTTTACATGGCAGAGCGTTCTAGTAATTGGCACTTCCAGCCTATATGGTGTAAGTCCAGATGCCGTTTATAAAACATACCTGGGAACTAATAAGATTATTATTGATGATTCAGAAGGAATGATTTTTGATGCAGATAAGCTAAAAATATATGCAGATACATCTTGGCAGACATCTGTCAGTATACCTGTCTAATATGCTATACTTGTGGTTATGGATAACGAAATTCTTAAGAAAGTTAGCAACGTTCGGCGCAAAGTAATCGAAAAAGACTATAATTGGGGTCTTTACGTATACAAAAAGTCTAATGGCAATTGGTTTACAGATGGAGAAGGTAGCGTTTTAAATATAGAGTCAATGCGTGGAGATATCTCACAAATTGCAAAATTAAAACAAGTTGCTATTCATTATGGCGATGACGGTGAAGGAACCTGTGTTTTTGTTCCAGGACTTACAAGAATTACCGAAGAAGAGCATTCAGAACAATTAGACAGAATGAAAAATGGCTTAATCCCTTCCATGAATGACCATGGAGCTTGGGTTGCAGCACGACAAACCTATGACAAGTATGGTAGCGATGACTAATGAATATGTAAGTGTTGGACTCAACACTCAGGAAAAAGATGAAAATATTTTTGTTTCTCAGGATCCTTTTAATAAAACTTGGGATAACTTAAAAGATTACTCAGGTCTTAATCAAAACTTTCGCAGAAAAACTGCACGGAATGTAACAAAAGCAATCAACACTGCAACTAATGCATACCTAGATTCAGCTAATGCAACACCTTCTGGAGTAGATGCCTCATCAAAAGCTATTAACCCTGGAACGGTATATCGTAATGGATATGGATTATTTGATGTAATTACTCCTCCATACAATATGTATGAACTTGCTAATTTTTATGACACATCATTTGCTAATCATGCTGCTATTGATGCAAAGGTAGAGAATGTTGTAGGACTTGGATATTCTTTTGAGGTAGCAGATAGAACAATGCTTCGGTTTGAAATGAATGATGATCAAGCAGCAGTTGATCGTGCTCGTCGCAGAATCGAAAGAATGAAGCTTGAGCTTAAGGATTGGTTAGAAGATTTAAATGATGATGATTCATTTACAAAAACAATGGAAAAGTTTTATACAGATGTTCAGGCTACAGGAAATGGATTTTTAGAAATAGGAAGAACAGTGACTGGAGAAATTGGATATCTTGGACATATTCCAGCAACTACAGTCCGTGTGCGTCGTCTTCATGATGGCTTTGTTCAAATTATTGGAAACTCTGTAGTTTACTTTAGAAATTTTGGAGCTAAAAATCCAAATCCAATGACAGCAGATGCTCGTCCAAATGAAATTATTCACTATAAAGAATACTCTCCATTAAATACATATTATGGAATTCCAGACATTATTGCTGCTCTTCCATCTCTAATTGGAGATCAACTTGCATCACAATATAATATTGATTACTTTGAAAATAAAGCAGTTCCAAGATATGTGGTAACTCTTAAGGGAGCAAAGCTATCTTCTGATGGTGAAGATAAGATGTTTAGATTCCTTCAAACTGGACTTAAGTCTCAATCTCATAGAACTCTTTACATACCGCTTCCTGGAGATACAGATCAAAATAAAGTTGAGTTTAAAATGGAAGCTGTTGAGAATGGTATTCAAGATGGATCATTTAAAGAGTATCGTAAACAAAATCGTGATGATATCTTTATTGCTCATCAAATGCCTATGTCTAAAATTGGTGGATCTGAAGGCTCTGGAGTTGCAGCAGCAATTTCACAGGATAGAACCTTTAAAGAGCAAGTTTGCCGTCCAGCACAAAGCCATATTGCCAAGGTAGTAAATAAGATTATTAAAGAAAAAACAGATATCCTTGAGCTTAAGTTTAATGAATTTACATTAACTGATGAAATTGCTCAGTCACAAATTCTTGAAAGATATGTTAAGACTCAAGTTATGACTCCAAATGAGGCTCGTGTAAAGCTTGATCTTCCACAAAGGGCAGATGGAGATGAGCCTTTTATAATGTCAGCACGTCAGGCAACTGATGCAGCAGCAAATCTTGCAGGGAATAGACAACGTGATTCTGAAAGAACAAATAACAATTCAGACTCTACAACAACTGTTTCTGGAAGAAATGCACAGGGCGAGGGGAGATCATCTCAGTAATTGAGATATGTTGAAAATGTTTGGTATAATAGATAAGCTATGATTATAAATAAAGCACATTGGGTAACTGATGGCGACAATGTTCGTCTTTCAATGCCTATTGGAAAAGTAGATATTGAGCGCCGTATGGTGTCAGGTTTTGCTACCCTTGATAATATTGATAAGCAAGGTGACATAGTAACAACTGAGTCAAGCATAGAAGCATTCAAGAATTTTCGTGGGAACTTAAGAGAAATGCACCAACCATCAGCAGTTGGAAAGATAGTCTCTTTTAAAGAAGATAGATATTTTGATCCAAATGATAAGAAGTTTTATAGCGGAGTATATGTATCTGCATACGTTTCAAAGGGTGCTCAAAATGCCTGGGAAAAAGTATTGGACGGAACATACACTGGATTCTCAATTGGTGGAAACATTAAGTCTTGGGATGATGCATACAATGAAGATATGGATAAGACAATCCGCGTAATTAAAGATTATGATCTTTTTGAATTATCTTTAGTTGATTCACCAGCAAATCAATTTGCCAATATTGTTTCTATAGAAAAGAAAGATGGCCTTAATGTGATTGACGGAATGCTTTCAAAAGTTGAAACAGAAAATATTTTTTATGATGCAGAAACAGGAATGGTTATGGTTTCAGATTCTGAAATAGCAACTCATCCAGTAACACAAAAGCAAATGCAAAATATAGGGTTTGTTGAAAAGAATGATACCGAAAAAGTAAATATGATAAAGTTCTTAGTTGATAGTGCCAAAGGCATTAGCACAATTAAGATTACAAAGGAGGTTAGTCCTATGACAGAAGCAACAGTAGCAGTATTAGATACTGTAGTTGATGATGTTCAGGTCGCTCCAGAGGCACAGCCAGTAGTAGCTGAAGAAGCTATTGCAATCGTTGAGGAAACAGCAGCAGTTGAAGAACTTGCAGTTGCTAAATCAGATGATGGTAGTGCAAATTCTTCTGTTGAAAAAGCAGAAGAGGGAGAAGTTGTTGTAACAGAAAATGTTGTAGCAAAGTCTGATGAAGTAATTGTTGAGGCAGTTACTGAAATCAAGAATTCTCTTACAAATGCCTTTGGCGATCTTGCAGCAACAGTAAAGTCACTACATGACCAAATTGCTGCACTAAGTAAGTCTATTGACACTGTATCTGGTGAGGTTAAAGCCGTATCTGGAGAAGTTAACAATGTTAAGGGTGTCTTTAATGAGTTTGGTAAGCGAGTAGATGCCGTAGAGCAAGATACCGCTTTCCGCAAGTCTGGCGATCTAGGCGAGATCGTGCAGTTTGA